CACATGCTGCAACACATGGGAACACCTAACCCCGGAGAAGACGCTACAAACGGCATAGAAGGAGCTACAGGCGCTACTCCTGACGCCAACCTTGGCGGTGGTGCTCCACAGGCTAGTCAGCCCACACCGGGCGGTGCTCCTGCAACGGCTCCCCCAACCCCCGCAGGAATTTAATATGGCTAAAGAACCTGAGCATAAAGAATCTGATATGTCATTTCACCGTTCAATGGCCGGACTGAAAAAAGGCGGCTTGCATCGTGCGTTAGGCATTGACCCCAACGAAAAGATTCCTAAAGATAGAGTAAAAGAGGCTAAAAATAGCGATAACCCGCATGTACGGTCAATGGCTGTTATGGCAGATAATATGTCACATTGGAAGTAACGTGGTGAGGGATAATGCGAATTGAAAAACTCAGAAATTTATACAACAGTTGCAGAGCTAACGCGCATTATCAGTTTCGTGAACTTTCCGAAGCAGACTTACTAATATCAGCAAAAAAAGCCTTTTCTAAATTAACAGAAAAACAAAAAGAAACAGTTGCTAAAAGTTGGCACAGTTATCTTGTGAGAATAGGGGAAAAACCAACCCAAGATAGTGCCGATGAACTTCTAAAACTCCGTTACCTCGCACAAACTAATTTATATTTTTTGTGCCATTTGTTAGAAAAATACTCACAAACTACAGCGTTTACTCATGAAGAGATATGTAATGATTTCTTCACTAGAAAAGACCCTACTTACTTAACTTTTGAACAATTCGCCAACAGTTACACAGACCTCAAGGAGAAGCTATTACTTGTCCCTAGAGGCGGATTTAAATCCAGTATTGATATGGCAGATTGTATTCAGTGGTTTATATGCTTTCCTTCCATTACAGTTTTAATTCTTACAGGCGTTTACCGTCTAGCTAGGGATTTCGTAGGTGAGGTTAGAAAGCATTGTACTTTAGAAGAAACCGGAGAACTGTTACCAAATGGTAAACCCGCTTACGGACCCGCTAAGCTACAAGATAAAGAAACCGGAGAATGGTCTGATAGTTGTTTCCAAGTATTGTTTCCAGAACATTGCATTAAACCCGGAGAAGGCACAGAGCTAGAGTTTCAAACCCCTGCCGCCGATGACGATAAAGAACCTACAATCCAAGCCGGTTCTATTGAACAGGCTCTAGTTGGTTCTCACTATTGTGTAATGAAGTTAGATGACGTTGTTACTAACGAAAACAGTAAAAACATAAATCGTATTAAAGACGTAAACAAGCAGATAAGTATTAATAAAGCTATGTTGCATCCGTTTGGGTTCTTTGATGTTATAGGAACTTGGTACGATGAAAATGATTTTTATGGATCGACCATTAAGCGTGAAGAAAAGTTTGCTATTAAGAATGGCTATACTGATAACATTAAAGGTAGTGTAGATAGCGGAAGATTTAACAGTAGCGTACAATTTAAGGTTTATCTTAGGGCTTGTTGGTGGCCTAACGAAGCGGCTATTGCGGCTGGTAAAATTGAAGAGGAACTGAAAAAAGAGGATTATGTTCTTTGGTTTCCTGAGAGACTTAATTATGAGTTTCTTATTAAAGAACAAATGAACGATACCGACGAAGACCAAGACGGAGATACCGGCTACTTCGCTATTAAGTATCTTAATAATCCCAGAAAGATAAACAAGGTTAAGTTTCCTAAAGAATTACTGCTTCGTAGAACCATTCCGCATAGAGAGTTTCCGGGTCAAGGAATTATGGTGACAACAATTGACACCGCGTACTCTACAAAAGCATGGGCAGATTATACAGTTATATTAACTGCTTTGATTCATGGTGGTAGATTCTATATTGTAAACATGGTTCGTGGAAGATTTAACGAGTTTGAACTTCCATCTGTTATTGCAAATACGGCTTTTAAGTGGAAGCCACGTAGAATTGCCATAGAAGATTCTGTAGGCGTTAAGTGGATGTCTCGTGAACTGCGTCGGGAAATGGATAAACTTCGTATAAGTATTCCAGTAGAGTTTTGTTCTCTCGGATTTGGAAGTAAGCTGCGATCCAAGATGTTAAAAGCTAAACCTGTTCTTAGGTTACTAGGCGACGAGCGTATGTATTTTCTTAATTCCTGCGAAGGGTTAGAAGAAATATACAATGAAATGGAAAAGTTTACAGGAACTAGTGACGATGCCCATGATGACATTGTTAGTGCGCTATCATTGATGACAGAGCAATTTGGCGGTTATGCTGATATGGACGCTAGAGTTAATTCTGTAAACATGGAATACATAGCCAGTAGGCAGGACCAAGCGCGTCATGATCTTATATATGGCTTAGGAAAGTATTCAAGGTACAATAGTAATAATAGTATAGATGAAAATCCTGTAACTACTTTTGAAAGGGAGCAATCAAGCTATTCACAAGCTCCTCCATATAACGACCCGTTTAGGGATTTGTTTTAGTAACTCATTTTTTGTGCGTCATGGACGCACGTTTGGAGGTATTCATGTGCCAATTAAAAGCTATGAAGATTACCGCAAAACTATTTGTGACAATTTTTTAGTGGGTTTTCCAGAAGAAGTTTTGTTTTCAAGAGCCTTCGCAGAATGGTTATTAGATGAGCATTGTAAACTGCTAGAGCGTTACGCTCTATATCAGTTGTTTAAGAAAGAGGTTTACTATTAGGAGAAACATTATGAAGTTACAAAAGGGGGATGATGGCTCTATTAACAGAGAATAGTGGAAATCCTTTTAGAACATTAGACCCACAAGACTATAAAAGCGATGGGCAATTAAAGACCCTTGGTGCGGAACTGGCTCTTGTAGTAGGAAGTGCTGCTAAGTCCGAAGCCTTCATTCAAGATAAACAGTGGTCGCTTTTGTGGAGAGATGCCGACCTTTTGTTTCAAAGCCCTAGACCTATGACAGTGTTTGAAAATACCTTAACATAATGGGGGCATACTATTGAGAAGTAGATATGCGAATTCTCTCTGATTGACTTGGACGCTGAAATGCTAACAGGGCGCAAGCGTAATGGCAGCGTGAACGACTAAGCGAGAGAACATCCTTTGGGATGATGCGATAGTCTGATCTTATAGGAATAAAAACTATAAGCTAACACAAATGACATACTCGAACCAAACGTCAGCAGGTTTACAGTAGCAAAGGTGGTTAACAGTATTGTGCCACAGCTTTATAAGGGTTTGTTTTATCAAGACCCTCCAATGATAATTCGTCCTAGACCCGGAACATCTCAAGAAATAACAGATGCTAAGACTTTTTTGTTTTCTTCAGTTTTGGATTCTGCTAACTTTAAAGAAGAGACTAAAATTGGACTAGAACAAATGGCTCATTTGGGCACAGGTATATGGAAATGGGGTATTAGATACGAAGAAATCATTACTAGAAAGCGTGTAGCGACTGTTAGTAAAATAACAGCAGGTCCAGTAGGTGCTCAAGAAACGGCTCTATTACCTACCGATTCTCCCCCAAGTATTCAAACAAGTACGAGAATAGCTCCTAGAGTGTACTTTGAAAGCCGCGAAGTTAGCAAAGTTTTAATTGATCCTCATACCCCCGTAGGAGATATTCGTAAGTCTTCTTATGTTATAGATATTCGTTATATGGATTTCTATGAGATGAAGATTTTACGAGACGCTATAAAAGAACTACCAGAGGGTCATCCCGAAAAAGAAGGATGGGATTTACCACAAACGGATAGTGAACTAATGTCTTGGTGGATGCCTCCGGTAGAAGATACCCCCGTTCTTAGTACAGACCAAGCCACATATTCAGAGGGTGTTGTTCACCATTCAGAAAAGTTACAAGTTAATACTTCTCCTGATTTGCTTTTTAAGAAATTAGAAGTGTTAGAGTATTGGGACAAACGCAAACAAGTTCATGTTGTAGCTCGCAAAAAAGTAATAAAGTCTGGTAAAAATCCTTATGGAGTTACGCCATTCTTATCCGCTAATTGGTGGAATCGTCCCAAAGCTTTCTACGGAATGGGACTAGGGTTAATTGTTGGGCAGAACCAGCGCGTAGATCAGGGTACTATTAATGCCATTCTAAAGATTTTGTCATTTGGTGTCAACCCTATTTATCTCCGTAAGCGAGACTCAAACACACCCACACAAATGATAGGAACAGGGATAGGTAAGATATTAACAGTTGATACTGAGGTTGATAAGAGCTACAAACTCTTAGATATGCCGAAAGTTCCTGCCGAAGTTTGGAGTGCGTTAGCCGAATCTGAAAAAGCTACAGAAAGTAGCTCAGGTGCCGACCAAACACTAGTACAAGGTTCTACTGCTGGACCGCGAACCTCTATGGGTCGAACAGCCGGTGGTGCTGCTCAGTTAGGCGCTGCCAGTGCAACCCGCTTAGACGGCCCGTTAGATAATTTTATAGAACAAGTATTTAAGCCATTCTTGTACATCCTTGATATGCTTATTTTTACTTATTTCTCCGATTACGAGATATTCACTATTCTTGGCGAAGAAGTCGGCAAAGACTTTGAAATGGATTTCCAACAGTATCACGATGCTGTGTTTACCTATGAAGTTCTTGCAGGAGCTAGTTTAGCTGCTAAACGTACTATGAGTCAGTCAATGACTCTTATTGAGCAAATCTTCACCAATCCTAATATTCAGGAAATGCTTGCAGATATAAACCAAGAATACGTAGACATTAAAGTTATTCTTAAAATGTGGATGGAAGCCTCAGAGTGGAAGAACGTTCAAGACATTATTAAACCCATGACCGAGCAAATGAAGCAAAGAAGGCAAGCACAGTCGCAAGCTGCTCAACAGAATAGTAAGTTTTCACAACAGAGTCAGCTTTTGAATCAAAAGGCACAATTAACTGCTGCCCAAAAACAACAAGACGCTCAAGACAGGTTCCAGAGAGACATTGTTGTAAAGGCTTTGTTAAATAATGGAGAGTCTGAATCATCTGAAGGACAGCCTAATACAACAGGGTTAGATGCCTCAGAACCAACAGTTGAATAGCGTCAGAGGAGGCGTGATTGTCAGATAGCTTTGCACCAGATACAACCTTAAATAGCCGGGAACGACAAGAGTTAGCAATGATTATTGCTCAACCCGGCTTTAAAGTTATGCAGAATTTGTGGAAATCTTGTGTATCATCTTTTAACTTAGCTCTTATAAATACACCAGAAGATTCTACAGATTTGATAGTAGCTAGGCATAGGTCCGCTAAAGTAGCAGCACAACTATATACGTTGTTTGTTAATAGAATAAACGAAGAAGTTTTTAATATAAATAATGCACCCAGACCTTATGATAAGCCATTAGATATTTCTAATGACTTAGATATAGGGGAATACACTAAGTATGGCGCAGACATAGAGGAAGAGGAGCCTTTTTAATGAGCGACGAGTTGAGCGTACAAAATACACCAGAAACACCAGTTGAATTACCAGAATTAGTCTATACCTATCAGCCTGAAGACGAGGATGGATTTCCTTTAGGCGGAAGGCAAGTTATTAAATATCGTACACAAGAGGAATTAGCGGATAAATTACGAGATCAAAATGTTCTATTAGTTAGGCGTTTACGTGCCGAAACTCGTAAAAATCGTTTAGGTACTAACGATGTTGAAAACATTCCACAAGAGGCACAAAGATACACTGGCCCTGTTGAGTTTAAACCTCGTGAGTTGTCTCAGGACGAGATTACGCAGTTATCTCATGAACTTTTAGACCCTACTACAGCCGTTGCCGCACAGCGTAAGATATTTGAAGCATCGGTAGGAGTTAGTCCAGAAACACTTAGCACTACTTTACAGAAGATACAAGAAGACAACTTACGTAATCGTGCTCGGTTAGAGGCCGATGCTTTTATTCTTGATAATCCCGATTATGTTAGATGCGACAAAAATACACAGGCTTTGATTCAGTGGTTACTTCGTTACGATTTGGACCCTATTAGGGAGAATTTCCAAAGAGCTTATGATACATTGAAGTCTCAAGACCCGCCTATTATTGTTTTGAGAAAAAACATAAATCCTACAGACCCGCCTAGCGCGTATGTAGCCACGCAACCCGTACAACAGCCTACACAAAGTATTCCTGTTATTCCTGTTAGTCTTCATAATGGTAACTCTTCTAATTCTGGGACTCAGCCTACAGTTGCCGACCAAATTGTTTATAAGAAAGTTGTCAATGGTAAAGAAATGGTATTTACGGGTTTTGCCGCTATAGAAGTTATGCCTAGTGAAGAATATAAGCATAGAATCAACCATGACCCTGTTTTTGTTAAAGCAGTTAATAAACTGTATAGCAATGTTCCACGTGCTGCTCAAGTGCTTCCGGTGTAACATGAACTCAGACGAATTTATAATAGAGGAGTTTACAGGTACGGACGAAAGTATTAATCTTCTTAGAGGTATAGAGTACATTTGTCATGGTGAGACTGGTGCTCCTAAAGCATGGCTTAAAGAGAAAGCATCAAAAGGCAAGACTTGGGTTATTAAGAGATACGGCATCATAGTAGGGTTTCTAATAAGCGGTATTAAAAGTCCTTTAGGAGGCGGTTTTTATCCTTATGTAGAAGATATAGCTGTACTACCTGATTATCAATATAGAGGTCTTGGTAAAAGACTATTAGATACTTTTGAGAAACATTACGTCGAACGCGGGTTTACGAGCGTATGGTTACAGGTTAATGTAGAAAATCCTGCACAAACTTTATATTTTAAACAAGGGTATAGGGTAATAAATTTTAATGCTAACCTATACGGTCATGGACACGACGGGTTAGATATGTATAAAAACATTTACAAGTAAGTTTTAAAGGATAGCAGTCGGATTACTGCAATGCCGCCAACAATGCGTGAGGTAACTCTTGTGGAAGTCCCGCAAGAGTCAGTAAATATATAGTCGGATTACTATAGATAGCTGGCGCAATAGGACTGTAATAATGTCTAGTCTATTTGGAGGAATAGTTAGGATATTCTATAAGGAGAATAAAAAATGGCTGGATATAGTCCTGCAAGTAATAGTCAGAGTAATTTACCACAGTCCACGGTGCGATACTATGACAAAAAGTTCCGCGAAAATTTGAAGGCTTAAGGTACTGGGTCTTCTAAAACTTGACTAAATCGGTGAACATCTGTTATAATATGAATATGATAGAAAATACCGAGGAAAATAATTTGAAAGAAACGCGATTTGCTTATGCAGCCGGACTGATAGATGCTGATGGAAGTTTATATATTTCCAAATGTATACGTAAAGACGGTTATACCAGCTACGATCCAACTTTAATGATTCGCTCTACGCACCTACCTACTATGAAATGGTTTGTTAGCGTGTTTGGAGGAACCTATGATAAAACTGTCTGGAAAGATAAGAATTATAAGGACTATTACCGTTGGAAATATAGTAGTGACATACATGCAGCGCGCTTCCTTGATAAGATTATTCCTTATTTGTGGATAAAACAAAAACAAGCTTCTTTGCTTAAACAATACTTTGAAATGCGGTATGTAAATGATAAGCAACAAAGAGAAGCTATTTATCAACAAATGGGAGAATTAAATCAGAATTACTCCTTAACGACTAATACGCCAAGTTTACCATTAAAGGATAACCTTCGTAACGCATACTTTGCTGGTATGTTTGACGGAGAAGGTAGTTCATATATAATTCGAGGAAAGCAAGGTAAGCAGAGTCGTGGTAAAGGCTTTTATTATAGAGCTTGTGTGTGTTTAGGTAATACTTTTTTACCTGTTATTCAGGAATTAAAGAAAACATACGGAGGTTTTACTAGAGAAAGACCGCCCCACAACGGCAAACTTATGATGCACGAATGGGATTTAAAAGATAATCCTCTAAAAGAGCGATTTCTTTTATCCGTACTTCCTTATCTAAAAATAAAAATAGAGCAATCAAAAATTGTTCTAAATTTTGTTAGGATGAATGGAGAAGTTAATCCCGAAAAACGAAAAGCTATGTGGCTGGCTTGTTCTGAATTAAATGGTAAAAAGATAGAGTCTGATCTTATAGGTGACTATAAGAGTGCTACTGTGGTGACATAGATAGCCTAAACAATAATACAAACACCTTTCATTGCGTGCTCGGAACGCCTCGACCTTCCTACGAAGTCGGGTAACCAGTATGAAATGTTCATGTACGTGCCTTTCGCCGCTAATACTGCTCAGACTACCGAGGGTACAGTTGGTAGTGGCATTGCTGTTAACGTTCTTAATAACACATCAACAATCGGAGAATATGCTGATTATGCTAACTTCTCTAGTTTGTCTCTGGCTACAG